TTGTATTGAAACAAGGGCGAATGGTTCAGTCTTTTTTCAAGAAAGGAAACAATCGTATGGACAAATGATTCTTTGTTGTTACATGTATATAAAATAAAAAGAGTAATCGAATGATTGTTTTGAAGACGAATAATATAACGAATTATATCAAATAATTTTGGTCTGAAAATGTTTGGATAATGATTCAATAGTTGATGAGTGTCATCATCGCTTAATGGCTTCTGATAAACAGTCTCAATAATATTGATAAGAAAAATGATTTGATCAAAATATCCAATCGTATGATCAAAATCAATAATGATGGATTTATCATACATCCTTGTTTTTTTCTGTTTGTATACTAAGTTGTAATAAAAGATGACAAAAAATCTAAGTGTCATTGAATTAAAACAAATTCTTAACTATTACAATGTGGCCATTCCATGTACCATACATGAAATTAAACGAAAAGCAAATAAAACGATGGTGAAACATATGTACAATTCAAATTGTGACTGTGAAGAAAAATACAAACATTTAATGTATATATTTAATACGAAGCGAATGATCTCAAATCAAAAAAAGACAAAGACATTACAAGAAAAAACGCGTAAATATCGTTCCTTCCTATTGAACTCTACACGCTCCACTCCATTAATTTATTATTTTGATGCATAATCAATGATTTTAATAAGCAGTTCTTCTTGAATGCTAATTTTTTGAAAAATAATACACTGATTTAGTAACAAAGAAAATATACGATTTATATTGTTTTTACAAACGATTACAACATCTTCTTTTCCATTTTTAATATCAATGATGATTCCGCCGTTTTTGAGTTTTAAATTTTCCATATCATTTAAATTGAACCATCGAATGTACCCACCTATTTTGAGTTCATCAATTTCATCCACAAATCTATATTCTTTCAATACTTTGTGATAATGTAAGAGCTGTGTCCGAGAAAAATATAATTTTTGAAGCACATTATTTTTCAATTCTTTTATTTTAGAACTCGTCAAATATAACAATCGTTTGTCATCTAATTCTTGAATGATTTCTTCAATGGTTACATCAAGGGTTATATTATTCATAAAAATATAATTAATTATACATTGACTATATTTTTATATTGTTTAGAAAGGTGAAGCGCCTAATACTGAATTGGCCGCCATGGGTTCTTGAATGTTCATCATTTCATTTGAATCCGTCGAGACATCACCTCCTTGCGGCATCATTTGCGACACTTCTCCGCGTTGTGGTATAACACCTCCTAAGACACGGTCATCAATTTGAGGTGCGGATGGAAGTTGTGTATTGGAGCCGGTTTGAGAGATCGTTGTATTTGTATTTTCCGTTTTTTTATTTTCCATGCCTTCTTTCTTTAATCCGATTGCAACAAGTAGTCGTTCAAACAAAATATTTAATTTTTCTCTCAATTTCGTATCTAAACTAAGCAAGACAAACATTAATGGCAATATGCCAGATAAAAGACTAATGTGATCATATTCCATTTTAGAATAAGTTGGAATATATAACACCAATTTATGTATGAAGAAAAATGCCACCAAGATGACAATTAATTCTAAGACAACTTCAATAATGATTTCACTTGTGTTCTTATAGGGATTTTCTGTTGGAACATATTCATTCATTACTCTTAATAAGATTAAAAAGGGCAATATGGTTAATCCACCATATTGAATCATGTTTAAAATGTCGCATTTTTCATTTTGTGTAAGGGATGTAATATATTCAAAAAAGGGTGTTTCCCGAGATATCTTCGCCTTAACACCTCCGCCGCCCAACATTGTGTTTGTCATAGGTTCTTGTTCGTCGTCGCTCATTAATATATCCAAAGAAATAAAAAAAAAAGAAAGGATATAAACAATAATTAATTAAATAAGGATATGCTTAAATCACTTGTAAAAAACGCATATTCTCACGAAGAGGAACAGTATTTAACTTTAATCAAAGATTTGTTGAGCGAAAAGGCTTCTTTTGAAACTGGAAGAAATGGAAATACATATTGCAATATTGGTAGTGCGATGTATTTTTCTCTTGAAAACAATGTTATACCTATTTTGACGACCAAGAAGGTTGCAATAAAAACATGTTTGAAAGAATTACTTTGGTTTTTACGAGGAAATACAGATAATAAGTTGTTAAAAGAACAAAATGTACATATTTGGGATCTCAATGGAGAAAAATCATTTTTAGAATCTCGTGGGTTGAATTATGAGGAAGATGATCTCGGACCCGTATATGGTCATCAGTGGCGTCATTTCAATGCAAGCTATGAAAATTGCCATACATCATATAAGGATAAAGGAGTAGATCAAATACAACGGGTAATTGATGATTTAAAGAATCCTGAGACTCGTTATTCGCGGCGTCATGTAATCAGTGCATGGAATCCCTGTCAAATAGACAAAATGGCATTGCCTCCTTGTCATGTATTGTTTCAATTTCATGTTACGAGGGACAACAAGTTGAGTTGTACTTTATATCAGCGTAGTGGAGATGTAGGTCTTGGTGTGCCTTTTAATATTTTGTCTTATGCTGCATTGACGCGATTGATTGCGCATCATTGTGATTTGGAACCATATGAATTTCTATATTACTTGGGAAATACACATATTTATGAGGACCATTTGGAACCCCTACAAAGACAAATCCTTCGAAAACCGAACCCATTTCCAACGATGAAGATTGGTGTAAAAAGACAAAATATCAATGACTATGAACTCGATGATTTTCAGATAGAAGATTATGTACATCATGAACCTATTAAAATGAAAATGAGTCAATAATCATATTTGTATAATTTCTATTTAAAAAAACGAATATACGATATTCTATAATGAGTGGTTCTCGCGCATTAGCATCTGCTCGTCGTCGTCGGGCTTCACCAGACGATCCCAGGATCAATCAAAGACTCCCACCGCCTCCACAACAAGTAACGTCTCAAGATTCTCCGTCACATGTCGCGTCCAACAAAGTGCCTCAAAAAATGAACCCGGGTGCCATGTTATTGAGTCATAACAAATTGATTGAAAATCTACAAGAGGTTGTTACAAACTTGAACGATTCTATGGAGTCTCAGAGCAATGATACGACCTTATTGAATGATAAAATTAACGCCCTTCGTATGGATGATGGAAACATAGAATTTTTCAAAAATAAAGTAGCAGCAATGGATCAACAAATGAATGATATCAAGAAACATATTTTAAAAGTACAAACTTTTGCGATGGAAACAAATTTACAATACATGCAATTAAAGAAGAAATTGAATCTCGGAGAAGAGCATGATTCTACGGAACAAATGCAACAAGCGGAAAATACTTCGGAGATTTTATCTGCGAATGGCGTCATTAATTCAGAAAAAAATTGATTTAGATAAATAGTGTTATATTGTTTTACAATATTTATCATGAAGTTGTGTATATCCAATACGGAAAATGCTCAAAAATGGATTGAAGTCTTTAAAGTAATCAAGAATTTAAATTCATATACAACAATATGTAGTCGAAGCGATGATCTATTGATTCAGATTATGGATGACAGTCACGTGTGCTTATTAAACATTGATATTAAGAAAAAATGGTTTGATTCGTATGAGAGCTCGGACGAAACCTTTTCATTTATGTCATCTATTATGGTGAAACTACTTCAATTGTATGTTCCAAATACTCTTATTACTTTCGAAACAATACATGAACGATTGGTTATTACTTTTGAATATGAAGATCATTCCGAAAAGATATTTGAACTAAATTTGATAGATATCGATAAGGACTTGTTAGAACCACAACAAATTGAGGGTTCTCTTGAATTTGAAATATCTACAAAGACTTTAGATAAATATATATCAGAATTGCTGTTATTTGGAGACAGTTCTGAGTTATTTTGTTACAAAGACAATTTATATTTTAAATCATCGGGCGATGAAGGTAAAATTACACTGAAACTACCTCATGATATTTTGAATGAACTTCAAGTGGAAGAAGATCTTCGTTTAAAGACAAATGTGTCTCTTAAATATTTGGCTTATTTGACAAAAAGCAATAGCGTCTTTAAACAATTGAGTGTACATATTCAACAAGATGTACCAATATACCTACAAGTGACGGAAGAATACTTCAAATTGTCTTATTATGTTGCTCCAAAAATAAGCGACGATGAAGAAGATGAATGTAATCCTCTGGAAGAGTTCGAGCATTTAGAAAATAAAGTTATTTAAGTTGTAATAAAAAGAATATTTTATTCAATATTGATAATAACACCTCATGTGGTTTGAAACCATTATCCTTTTTTTATTGTGTGCATGCTATTTCCTTTTATATGTAGATATGAAAGTAAATATAAATGATACGGTGTCTTATTTTGAAAAACACCTTACTCGTAAAAACATCAACGAAGAGACTTTTTTGAAAAGTCCTTTTTATTTTGATGGAACGCATATAGTTCATGAATTGAAAGACTCTTCTTTTGTGAAGGAAAAAAAACGCAAGGGAAAGTATGAAATATTCAATAAAATATACGAGCCTTATCCTTTGCTAGAGCCAAAAATTCGTTTCGAAACGGAGAATAAGGTTTATAAAATAGACAAAGCTTTGCCTATTTTATCTAATTCGTGTAGTGTAAATTATTACATTGTGAAAGAAGGTAATTGTAACATAACTTTCATACATCCTCGATTCAAAGAAAGTTTTTGGGAAAACGACGAACTCATTCAGAAAGAGACAAAAATAGACTATATTAAAAAGCAAACTCATTTTAACACCACCTTATTTTCAAAAAATAGTATTATATATGTTCCAAACGATTGGATTCTATACATTGAAAAAGAGGAATCAAATGATAAAAACGACAAATGTGTGATTGAATCGATTCATTATTTTACTTTATGTAACCAATTTATAGGTTGGATTAAAAAGAATTTAATAAACACTTATAAAAAGTTATAATGTATGAAAAATCCACATTACTTTTAAGGAATATTCAAGAGTGTGTCCAGGATAAATTCATCAACGAAAGAACTCCATTTTATTTCATTAGTACTATATTTTTATTTGTAGCAATTGTTTTGAGCGTTTTATCTGCACTATATAGCAAAGAAAATTTTTCTGATTTCTTTCCGAACGCCGGAAAGTACTATGATATGAATATTCATGACAATACAGTCATAGATAAAATGTGCTGGTTTTTTTCACAAATTACACATCATACTATTTTATTGTTATTTTTTTATTTTTTTCTTGCACTGGTCAATCGAAAATCCGAACCTTATTTCAAAATGGTTGCCCCACTTGCTTTAACAATAAGTGTTTTGTACTTTTGTTTTCTATTTCCAAAACAACAATTGAAAATTCATCAGCTTTCCTTTAGCAATTTTTTTTCACATTTCATGATTATTTTTCTGGTTTTTGGAGAATTAATGTATATTAAAGAATATACATTTCAAGAAACAACACATTGTTTTATTTTTATTTTAACCTGTTTGTGTGCAATATATATTAATTATAGTTTGCGTGGTGTTTGGTCATACAACCTTGTAAAGTTAGACCGATATAAAGGATGGGATTTGGTTGGAAAGACAACAAGCATGATGTTTATATTTAGTTTTCTTTTTTATTTTCTAAAAAATAAGCACAAGTTGTTGTATGGAATTACATCTAATGACCTAAAAAAAAGCGTTAATACATTTAGTGGATTAATTGGGATTGTCTTTTTTACCCTTTATACAAATTCTGCTTCCTGATTGGTGGAAACCCTTTCATTTGTAACATGTTCTGCATAAAAACAACGTAATATTCGGTCGTAGGTGACAATTACAATTGTTACTATTACAGGTAGACATACGAGCCACAAATCGATATGTTTTACATATGTGTATTTAAGAAGAAGTAATATGAGTTGAATCAACGCCATAAGAATCCATGTCAATTGCCTTATTGGACTCATTTTGTCTTTTGTCTTTTTTTATTTTAAAAAAGACAAATCAATTTTAATGCTGCTATCTATATTTCCCACGAATATCTCTATAGTGGTCTCGCAACTCATCGTATTTTTCGAGATCCATTCGTATAAAGCTGGCAATTATGGATAAAACCTCAACAGGAAATGGAAGATTAATATATTCAATGAATTTTATATCGGTATCTAATTTTTTACGGCGTTGGAATAAATGTTCCCATGGAATATTTTTTCTATCCAAACTGCGCTCAATCTTTGCCAATCGTCTATGAAATCCTTCTTTATAGTGATGCAACAAATTAGAAAAAGGGGGAATCTTAGGTGTATCTTCAATGGGTATGGTTACATTCAGCCCCCATATACAATCATTCATGCTCATGGTGTTTATATTTGCTTCTTTAAAACAATTATATATGGCATAGACTAATTCTCGAAATATTGTATTGAAACACAAATCAGTATGACGATGAATGCTTCGAACAATCATATGTTTTTTATGGTACCCCAATGCCTTTGTATAAGAATTAACCAATTCTTCGTTCTCGGAATCGGTATCGGAATAGGAATTATACATCTTGTATGATAGATATTAGTAATTCATTATTTATATTGTTTGTAATCATACAAGTGCCTCGAGGTTCGGTTAGAAGCAAGCAAGTGAGTGTATTGTTTATTCAAATCGCAATATAATCATGATGGTATAAATAAACTTCGTCGGCAATAATGTTATTGTATTTTGTTCTTCCATGAATGCGTTCGAGTAAATGAGTGGATACTTTTGTGTTGTTACATTGTATCATGTAGTATCGAATTTGCATGTGGATATATTTTAAGTGTGTTTCAAATACACTTTGATAGCGTTCGTAATATTCCAATTCGTTTTTTATAGATATAATGTTACGAATTGTTTCATCTGGCAGACGAATCATATATTGTGATACAAAGACACATATGGGCGAATCAATTTTTATACTTTCATTGACTCTTTATAATAATACATAAAAATATCTATATAAATAGGTGTTTGTAATATATAAAATGAGTGTTGCCACTTTTGATGATATGAACCTGAAAGATGATTTACTGAGAGGGATATATGCTTTTGGTTTTGAAGCACCATCGGAGATTCAAAAGCAAGCCATTGTCCCTTTTTTACAAAAGAGAGATTTGATTGCCCAAGCACAAAGTGGTACGGGCAAAACGGGTGCGTTTACAATTGCAGCACTTCAGAATATAGATAAAACGAAATACCAAATGCAGGTATTGATTTTGTCTCCTACACGAGAACTATCCGTTCAGACGAATCAGGTGGTGCAATCATTGAGTCATTATATGGAAGTAACTTCTTATGCTTGTATCGGGGGCACAAATGTGCGACAGTGTATGCAATCTTTGAGAAAAGGAAAGCAAGTGGTGGTGGGAACGCCGGGTAGAATATACGATATGATAAATCGGAATGCGCTATCTGTGGCGGACTTACAAACGGTCGTGATTGATGAAGCAGATGACATGTTGAATCGTGGATTTTTAGATCAAATTAAATCTTTATTTTCTTATATTGCGCCGGAGGTGCAAGTTTGTTTATTTAGTGCAACATTGCCTTTAGATGTGATGGAAACAACCAAGCAGTTCATGAATGATCCATTGGAATTATTAGTAAAAAAGAGTGAACTTACACTTGATGGAATTAAGCAATATTATGTTCCATTGGAATATGAGCGTTATAAATTAGATACATTATGTGATCTGTACGAAAGTTTAACCATTACACAAGCGATCATTTATTGTAATACGCGTGAAAAGGTGGAATGGTTATCTCAACATTTTCAAAATTTGGATCACAGTGTCTCGTCTATTCATGGAGAAATGGATTTTGGCGAACGAAAAAAAATTATGACTGAATTTTGTGCGGGTCAAACTAGAATATTGATCTCTACGGATTTATTGGCTCGTGGTATTGACATTCAGCAAATTTCATTGGTCATTAATTATGAAATGCCTACGAATCGTGAGAATTATATTCATCGAATTGGACGTTCCGGTCGATTTGGTAGAAAAGGTGTTGCAATTAATTTACTTGTTCCACAAGATGTTCAAAAAGCTCGTGATATCGAGTCTTTTTATCAAACAGAAATACAAGAACTTCCCGGTGATTTGACTACCTTGTTTTAAAAGATAAATATTTAAATTTAGCTATCCAATTGGTTATATGGTTCAAACACTAAAATATTTTATGGATAATATATATAATGGAGAGCGCTAGTAAAGAAGTTCTTTTAGGTTCATTGGTTGAGTTATTGAACACTAAAGAATTCAAGGATGATTTCATATCTCGTGTGAATGCGAATGTAGATATACCTATGATAAATGAAAAAACTGAAGGAAAGGTTATTAAATCTTTATATAAAATGATGGTAGATCAGGTTGAAAAGGCGGTTGAAAAACTTTAAAAAATTATTATATTTGTGTATTATAAATGTCTCAACCCCAACAACCTGAAACCAATCGCCCATCGCCCGAAACCAATCGCCCATCGCCCGAAACCAATAACCCGTCACACGAAAACGATACCCCCCTAGGGTCACCGCCACCGAATCCGGGGCCGCTGCGAGCTCTCCCAGGGATTGGTCCGATGCAACGCTACAATCAAGGAAGTGTAATCAGAGGTGGGCGTCTTACAAGAAGAAATAAAGCGGCAAAAAAGAAACGCGGAAAGAAAACAAAGCGACGGACTTCGAAAAAGAAAAAAACCACAAAAAGAAAGAAGGTCTAAATGTTTCGTTCGTTTAAACAACTTAAACATTTGAGATAAAAGTATAGTATGTATAAATTTCTGTGTAAAGACAATCGTTACGAGTCTTATCAATATGTTGAAACG